TTTGGCTAATTTTTTTATTTTTTTTATGAATTTCATTCACCTGGGCAGGACAGAAAAGGCCCCTCGCGCACGCGCGCGCGGATTATTAGAAGGGGGCAAAAATAGGCACCAGGGCGGCGGTTGCCCTGATGCCTGATGCGGGAATGAAATTGACGGTCAGCCCGATTTCACGTCTGAATACAGGAACAGCGCCGGGATATTTCACCCGACGCTGCGCTGTCAATCCTCGTCCTTCTTCCTATGGAAGATGCAGCCGAACACGCCATTTACAAAGACGTATTGCGGTTCGGATTTGGATGCGTTTGGTGGAGCATACGCTTTCAAATCCGAACACTCCGGGGCGGGATCGTCGGCGGGAAGGTCTGCGGAATTGATAAGGTCGATATAGGAAACCTGTTTTCCGCCGCGTATGTTGTAGAAGGTAATGAGCTTATCGTCGTAGAGATAGACGGCATTGATAAACACGTCGATGATGCGCTTGCGAAATTCCTCATCCAGCGGATCGCCGGTACAGAATTTCTTTAGCCATGCGCGCACTTCTGTTTCGGTGAGCTGGATTTCCTGGGCGATGCGCAGGCGGGCAAGGTCTGATTCCATTTCCGCTTTCTGCGCTTCCAGCGTTTCCATGCGGGCGTAGATTTTCTTGTGCGCTACCTTGGGGCTGTCCACCAGGGCGTCCACCAGATTGTCCAGCTCGCGGTCTATCTGCTTCAAGGCTTTGTCCAGATCGTCCACGCGGCTATCGGAAAACTCTTTTTTGTACTCCTGCACGACGGCCTTTGCTACACGGGCAGCGCGGGCGGGCGTCAAGATATACTGCATCGTCTGTTCGACAATATACCATTCGATAAAATCCTTGCGCTCGTTCTTCTTCTTACAGGTATGCTTCTTCTTTTTGTCCGCGCAAGCATAGTAATTGTACGTTTCCCCGTTCCGTGACCGGCCAGATTCCCCGATCATGGGCGCGCCGCAATGGCCGCAGTAGGCTTTCCCCTGCAAGAGATATTCCACCTTTGCCTTGTTCGCGGCGGGCGCGCGGGCGGTGAGCTTCAAGCGCTCCTGCACTTTCTGGAAAGTGTCGTCGTCTATGATGCGCTCGGAAAGGCCGGGGATCACTTCACCCTTATAGGTGAAGCGCCCGACATAGGCAGGATTCGGCAAGGCGCGCTGAAATGCCGTGATGGAAAGCGGCTTGCCGGTCTTTCCACGGACGCCGCGCCGGTTCAATTCGTCGATGATCTCTTTCTTGGGGACGCCCTGGGCGTACTGGTCAAACACATAGCGGATCACTTCTGCGGCCTTGTCGTCAATGACGAGCTTCTTGTTCGCCACCTTGTAGCCGTAGGGCACGGGGCCGCCGCAGTATGTTCCCTTCGCCATGCTCTCACGCTGGCCGCGCCGGATATTCTGTGACAGGTTGGCGCTGTAATACTCCGCCATGCTTTCCAACAGCCCTTCCAGGATGATGCCCTCCGGGCTGTCGGTGATGTTCTCCTTGACGGACACCACCTTGACACCGTATTTCTTGAGCTTGGCCTTGTAGATCGCGCTGTCGTAACGGTTGCGGGCAAACCTGTCCAGCTTCCAGACGATCACCATTTCAAACTGACGCTTGGCCGCGTCCTCGATCATGCGCTGAAAATCCGGGCGCTGATCCTTGGTGCCGGTCAAGGCCCTGTCTATGTATTCCGCTATGACGGTGATCCCCTGCTGCTTGGCCCAGGCGTAATTATCGCGGAGCTGCCCTTCGATGGATTGCTCCGTCTGGCCGTGGGAAGAATAGCGTGCGTAAATTACAGCTTTCATGCGCGAAACTCCTTGACTTTTCACGTTCTCCGCGCTATAATAAAATAGCAAATCGGACAAGTGGTGTTGGCTGATTTTGCGGCCCGTCCTGGGAAACCGGGGCGGGCATTTCTTATTTGCGTTCTTCCGCAATCAGATATACAAATTCGTGCGCGCCGGAAACAAAGCAGTCGATGTAATAATCATAATTGCAGGAGCAGACATAGACCCTCTTTCCTGTTTCAATGGCCTGCGTGAGCGATTCTTCCAGCCTGCCGCCTATTTCTTCATCGAAAATCCGCACGGCATCGTCCGTCGCGGACTTCTTTGCAAGGGATGGGCCTTTTTCATAAGAAGCATCAAATTCCAGGGCGGAAATCGCCATGATGCAGCTCGTGGCGAAAAGCTCATTGTCTGCGTCGTCGTCGGTCATGGAGTAGAAGGTCATGGTTACGTCGTGAATTGCATACGACGCCGGATATACGGCTATGCTTCCTGCGCTGGATTCAAACACAAGGTAGTCGCCGGATTTATGCGGCGGAAGGTCTGAATAGGTGCTCGCGTCAAATTCAAGGCCATTCTGGCAGGCATAGGCCGCAAAGCGTGAGGAGTACAATTCAAGAAATTCCACGAGGCCGCGCGTGTTCGTTGATTCCGCCACGGCGACGCACGGGATCATCAGGGCGACGAGGAACAGGGCAATTAGTTTCTTCATGGTATATCCCATCCTTTCCACCATGCTTCCGGGTAGATTATGCCGTTTCGGATTTTGTACTTTCTTTTTGCATGGAAGGATTACCGGCAAAACCGCGCACGGTTGTAAGCACCGTTTCACGGGCGGCGGCAGATAACCCCCGAAACAGAGAAACAAGCTCCGTTTCCTGATCCGTCGCGCACGTCAGCGCGGCGGTATTTCCGTTTGGGGTAAAATCCTCCGGCCTTTCGTATTCATCCAGCGCCAGGTAGTCCAGAGGGACGCCGAAGAAAGCACATAGCTTGTTGACCGTGGAAAGGCGCGCGTTTTCCGGGCCGCGCTCATACAGGCCGACAATCGTTGTGTACGGGACGCCGCTTTGCTGGGCCAGCGTGTGCTTGTTCAGCTTTTCACGCTCCATCAGCCAGTCCAATTTTTCTAAAAAGGTCATGGTTTTCCCTCCTGTCCATTCTATTATAGGATATTCCCCCTTCCAGGTCAAGAAAAAAATTACCGAAAAAGGTAAAAAAGGTATTGACAAGCTACCGAAACCGGTATATCATGGTAAGCGAGTTACCGAGAACGGTATTTCGGAAAGGAGGAATAGGGGTGCTGCTCCATCTTATCACGGCAATGGATGTAAAAAACATCTCCACTTTGGCACTGGCACAGCTCATTGGGACGACAGAAAAGACCGCCTACAATAAAATCCGTGGAATTACGGATTTCACGATGCCGGAAGCGGTCAAAATCAAAGTCAATATGTTCCCGGAATACGATCTTTGCTATCTCTTTGAGCCTGTAAAGGGAGAAGTGGCGGTGTGACCATGGCAGCGGAAAAGAAGGAAGAATATATCCAGATCGGATATACCGCCCTGCGCGACCCGAAAACCGGGGACTATCTGCCCGCTGTGCCCCTGTACATCAAGGCGGAGGGCGACGCGGGCGAAGCGGAGCAGAAGGTGATTGACGACATCGGCAATCTGCTGGCCCGCCGGATGAAAGCCTATGTTGACGGGTGCCGAGAAGCGGGGGTGGAAGTGTGAAAAAGACAATCGCCGTTGATTTCGACGGGTGCCTGTGCGAAGCGAAGTGGCCCGACATCGGCGCGCCGCGCTGGAATGTTATCAATGAACTGCGCAAACAGCAGGCCGACGGCGCGAAGCTGATCCTGTGGACGTGCCGGGAGGGGCAGCAGCTCCAGGCGGCGGTGATGTGGTGCCTTAACCACGGGCTGAAATTCGACGCCATCAACGACAACCTGGAAGAAAACAAGGAGTATTTCGGGAACAACAGCCGCAAGGTATGGGCTTCCGAGTATTGGGATGACAAATCGGCCCTTGTCGTCAACGCCGGGCCGGTTACGAACATCGTCTATCGGAACTACTACGGCGACGGCGGCGTGATGGTGAAGCGGTGGAAGGGAACCGACGAGGCGCTGTATGCGCTGTCCCCGGATGGGAAAACAACGCCCTTTATCTTTCCGGGCAAGACGCTGTGGGGACGCTTGAAAGCGTGGTGGAAGCTATGGCGCTGCGAATGACCGAGGAAGAATTTGCGGAGTTTCAGCGGCGGAATAAACAGCGGATCATCCAGAAGCCGGATTACACGGCCCGCGCGGAACAGGAAGCACCGAAACGCCAGAAATACGGCAACCGGCGCGTGGAGGTTGATGGGATATGGTTTGACAGCCAGCACGAGGCCAATTTCTACCAGACATTGATGATCCGCGTGCGGGCCGGGGAACTGAAAACCGTCTGCCGCCAAGTAAAATTTGACCTTCCGGGCGGGATCGTGTATGTGGCGGACTTTGTGACCATCCGGCCAGATATGACCGTGGAGGGCGTTTACGACGCCAAAAGCCCCATCACGAAGAAGAACAGGACGTACATCAACAAGAAAAAGCAGATGAAAGCCTGCTGGGGTATCAAAATACAGGAGGTATAGCATGGCCGCAAAGCGTTTTCACATCGCCACGCCGGATCAGCTACGGGCGCTGTCGGAGTTTGTGAAGGACGGGAAGCTGAACACCATGATAAGCGTGTGGACGGCCACGAAGCGGCGGCAGGGCGCGACGCGCTGGGACAACGCAATCTTTGTCGGCTTTTCCGGGGATCGGAGGCGGACGGCAGAGGTTGTGCGGATCGACGCCAACGGCGAATTGGTGTACTGCGCGACGCTGCGCTATAACCTGGCGCTGAACTGGTGCGAAAAGAACTTGCGGGAAGTGTACGACTGACCATGCGGCGGCAGGATTGCGGGCGTGCGTGATGATAAGACCTTCTTCATGCTGTTTCAGAGTTACCTCCTTTGAAATAAAAAACCCGAAAATCACGCGAAAGCAACGCCTGGGCGGTTCGATTCCGCCCCGTCGCTCCAACTTCCCGCGTAAGGGATGGCAGCCGGAAAAGACGGCAATTCGGAGTGGACAATCACGGCAGTATAGTCCTGCCATACAACGCGGAAATCTCCATACCGACGGCAAGGACAGCCTACGGGTAACGCCCCCAGCATTGGGGCCACTACCGCCGGGAACCTCGCTACCGCGTTTTTCAACAGCCGGGAAAGACCGGCAACCTGGGAATGTGGCGAAATGGTAAAC